GAACTTCTTCCTTGCGTGCAATCAAAGCAGCACCAACTTTAGACTGAAGAAGAGAGGACATGCCCTCTTCGGCAGCGTTATATTGTTTATTAGCAATCGCATCAATGATTGAGAGGGTGTTCATATTACGTCCTTCCTAAGCCTTTCTTGAAAAAAGTTAACCATTTGAGTTGCGGCATCCTGTGAGGATGCAAAAGTCTTCTCAAATTTATCTCTATTCGTATTATTTAGCCTCTTATGTATTTCAAGCACATCCTGTGTTTCTTGAAAAGTCATATAATTTTGTGAGCCATCTTCGTGTTCAATCAAAATGCCATCTAAAGAGGACTGGCGGAGAGCATCAATGGAGGCTTCTTGAACTTTCTCATTTTCGTCCTCCATCTCTGCTTGTTGTTTTTCCATTTCAGCCTGCTGTTTTTCCATCTCAGCCATTTTCTTTTCTTCTTCTTTAGCAAGTTTTTCTGCTTGCTGTGCTTGAAGTTTAAGAATCTTTTTGCTTTCACGTTCTGCTTGAGGGGCAGTCATAAAGGTGTCTAATTTTTGTGGACCCTTTCCGTCATCAACATAAACAACAACAGGAGCAGAAACTCCTGAACCAACCTTTTTGATTGTTACAATTTTGTCTAAGAAATTGAAAGTCTTAAGAAACAACTCACCTTTTGGTCGCATGTAATCGCCTTGGGTGTCCAACAACTCAAGGTTTTTCTGAGCCATTGCCAATTCAATCTCTGCCATTTTTTGATCAAGTTCACTCGGTGGAACCGCCTCCTCAGGAGGTGCGGCTTCTTCACGAATTTCAAGATGACGCTTTTCAAATTGTTGAATAGCCTTTGACGCAAGAAGTGACGATAGATAACCCTCAGCAACCTTTTCAGGTGCGTGGATAATCAGATCGATTGCGTTTCTTGCTTCATTCATCAGAATTCTTGTGACCTATCTGGTAGTAAACCTTGTTCTCTTTCTTTATTTATTTGTTTATCCATCTCGCTAATTTCTTGATCGGTTTGACGCAACACATTTTTGCGAACCCACTCGCGTGAATAGTAATCACCGACGCTATCATTAATATCACGAAGGATGTTAAGTCTCTCTTGAATGCTTTCGTTTTCTTTGCTTTCTGTGAAGTATGAGTCACTCACATATTCAAAACGAATGTCTTGCTGGATGCGATACCACTCAACATCACTGACAATTCCCTTGAGAAGACACTGAACACGAAGTGCATTCATAAACAAAAGGTTAAACTTAGCACGAAGACGATCAATAAACTTTTGGAAGTTCAATTCGTCACGGCTGATCTCAGATGCTCTACCCATATTAAAACCATTGTCGGCTTCAAGACGAGAGATAGGAATATTTAAAGATTTGTAAAGTTTCTTTTCAAAATACAGAACATCTTCCATCTCACCCAAGTTCTGTCCACCGTCAAGTGTAGAGACTTCCGTGCCTTTACCACCTTCACGACGAGGGAACCAATAGTCCTCAAGCATATTCATAAACTTGCGATCATCACGAATCTCACCTGTGTTGGCATCGTATACAAGTTTGTTACGATAGCGATTCATCAGACCATGAACATACTGCTCGGCTTTGTTCTTGGGTAAAGAACCAACGTCAACATAAAAGATTCTTCGTTCCGGCGCACGCGAAAGACGATAGATCACAGTGGCATCTTCAACCATGCGAAGTTGGTTTAGAGGTTTAATTGCTTTTTGCAGATAAGAAACAGCACGGGTTCGTGATGGATCAAAAAGTCCAGAAGGATAATAGTTAATCGCCTCTGGTGCAATTTCAATCGCAGAGGATTCATTTGGCTTTTCACGATAAACGTAAACTTCCTTCACACTCTTGATTGTTTTTGCACCGCTCTTTGGATCAGTCTTTTTATCAACTTTTGCAATCTTCTTAATTTTAGCAGCGTCAATTGGTCGCATCTCGATAATCCCTTTTCGGGGTTGATTTGGATTGACGATCATGTGGTAATATCCCTTACCATCAATATACCAACGACGGAAAATTTCATAACCTTTGTTATTGAAATCAAGAAGTCTTAGAATATATGCAAACTCTCTCTGAATTGACTCTTTAGCACTGTCACTAATTTTTGCATAGTCCAATACAACAGAAACGGGGAATCTTCTGGATTCACTCAAGATAATTGACTCGTTGCAAATGTCTTCAACAGCCTGTTCAATTTCAGGGTGCATCGCCATTTCACGATACTTTGTGATAAATTGTGCTTCTGATCGGAGCGACCCATCAAGGTCGATACCGATACCGTAATACCCACCAGCATCAACTGGCATGGCATCGTCAAGATCAGGAAGGACGAATGACTGGACTTTTTTATCCACTGGCGTTGGGCTAGTCAACGCCTCCTTTTTCGCTCTCCCTATTGAAATTCCAAAGAGTTCAATAGGCATTATGTAATCTCACTTAGTTTGCTGGCGTTCTGTTACCGGGAACACCATATCCCACATTCACATCAGATGAGATGAAGTATGAGTATGCAAGTGTTACGTCAAAGGACAACAAGCCCTCTTCTCCGGCAGCAAGACTGACTGCTCCAACGGAGGTTGGATAGCAATATTTCATTGTATAAGATTTGATCGCATCACCGTTACGATCAAGTTGGTCAACCGACCAGTCTGGGAAATCAGTGGTGTTTACGAGAGAGATGTTTCTCTCAGCAATGTTGTCCTCAGAACCATTCAAGTCTTCAATCCAACTTTCAAACTTATTGCGTAAAGCCATTGCCTCGTCAGACAGAATTGAAATCTGCCAGTCTGCAAAAGTTCTTGATGTTGGAAGTTTAATTGTTCTACCACGATAAGGTGCTTCGGTAGAACCTAAAGTGCTTTCTGGCAACTGAGCAGCAGTGACAAGGAAACTGGTATTTGCATCAATACCACTCGCTCCGATTCGCCCACCAACACGAAAGAGTGCTGGTCTTACGCCACCGCCGATTGCATTTTTGAAGTTTTCAATATTCATTTACTTCTCCTAAGGTTATTTATACCACTCCAGCGATCTCGTCAAAGTTCACACCAGTTCTGGTGGCGACAAAGTTGAGAGTGATGAAGTTAATCGAGCGAGTGGGTTGAACAAAGATATCTGCGACAAACTCGTTTCTGTCAATGATCTCGGAGGTGTTGTTTGTTTCGTCACAAACAACACGGAAATCTGTGATACCTCTGCGTGCCTGAACGTCCAGAAGGAATGGTTCAATCAAGTTCTTAAACTGCGCCCGTGTGAAGCGGTCATTCAACTCAAAGAGACTGAATTGTGCAGCAGTAGAAATCGCTTTTTCAAGAACAATGAACAATCTACGAACATTGATTCTGTCAAACGCACTTGGCTTGGCTAACAGAGTCTTATCTCCAAACAACACGGTTCCTTGACCGGGGAAAGAGATGACTGGGTTGATACCCTCTTGATACAACGTGTCTCGTTCTGACTTGACAGGATTGAATGCAAGATTGACAGCATTTTGAACCTGACCACGATTCAGTCCTGCGGGAGAGAACCAAGGCTCAGAGTCGAAGTCAGCACGAACCGCGATGCCTGCAATATCAGCGTTCAAAGGAACATATCTGAAAGTATCATTAAATCTGTCAAAGGTATATTTCCAACCAGAATCAAGAACTCCGTAAGAAGAAGATACGTTGACGTTGTTGCTTGAGTAATCGACATCTCCACCCTCAGATGAACCGTTCACACCCTTACGATATGCTCTCACATTTGCTGTTTGAACATAAGATTGTTTCGGTCCTGATGTAGTATTCAACACTGCATCACGGGGAGGTGACAAGAACACGATACAATCTTTTCTGTTTTCACAGAGAGAAATTAAGTTCTTGGATAAAGTTCCCTCAGATGGTCCACCAATTAGAATTGAAACGTCAGTCGTTTCCGAATCTTCAAATAACTCATAGCCATTCTCAAAGAAATCAGTTGGTGCTGCTGCAACACCACCAGTCAAACCAAGATATGCGTTTTGAGTGGTGGATTGGAATACAATATCGTCAGCAGCGGACTCTCCATAATTTCTACCCGTGCCATCAAGATTTTTGTCAAAGTTTTTACCAGCGTAGATGTAGTTTGAGGTGTCTCGAATCACATCTTTATAGAAGTTATTTGCATTGGTTTCTGTCTTAATATTAGAACCCTTAGAAACAGAGTCAAAGGTTTCGATGATCTGGTTTCTGGTTCCTGTCCAGAATCCATTCTTATCAATAACTGCGATGTGAACAAGGTCATTCGCAGCAGTTTGTCCTGTTTTGTCAAGAGCATCCTGAGAAGTTGCAGGAAGCCTTCTTGAGAAATTATCGGCGTAGCCCCACTGAAGAACAGCGTCCGTCGCACCAGCCTCAACGTTTGTAAACGCAGTCGTGAAATTAACCTGCAAGGTTTCACCACCTTCGGGAGTAGAAATCGTATCAATTTGTCTTGACACACCGTTAACTACGAGAGAGTCACCTCTCCCGATATTTCCAAGAGTTGTTCCGTTTGCTGGGACAGCGGCTTGTGTGCCAATGATTGCACTCGTAGAACCAGCAGTGATGGCGGTGCAAGTAATACCCCTATGAGTATTGTCAGAGAGCGAAACAAGAAGAGAATTACCTAAAGAGAGAACACCTTCTTCACCACCGGGGAATTTACCAAGGAACACGTTACCGTCGTAATCTCCGGTTGCTTTGCCGTTATAATCGTCTGTATTTTTGATAAGGAATCCGCCAGAGTCACCTGAGTTCTTTGCAGTGGTTTGATTTACAACACGAACAACATCGAGGTTAGATCCATAACCTAAGAAGTTCGCGGTCGAAAACCAGAAGTTTGCGTTAGCATCATTCGGATCACCAAAAAGGGTTCTCAATTGATTAACGCTATTAATGTTAATTCTTTGCTCAAGCGGACCCCAATCAAAGAATCCTGCAAAACCTGTTCGAGTCGTAGAGACTGCTGGGATAATATTGGTGAGATCAACTTCATTGACTTCAACACCGGGGCTAACTTGGAATGCCATAAACGATTCTCCTTTTGGTCTTAGTATTTAGCAAAATGCTGATTACAAAGAGAAGCCATCATTATCAAAATTTTTCCATACGGTTCCTTCACTGTCTACTTCCGTATCTTCCGTTCCGTTATCAATAAAACCGAACGGCATCAGATCCTCCTCTAACTTTTCAATCTTTTCTTTATACAGTTGGTCACGAATATTTAGGTCTGTCATATCTTTGAAGTAATTCTGGGTTGATGCCCAAGCAAAAAGAACCAAAGTAATTACCAAGTCATCATGGTGTCCTACCTCGGCTTCAAATGATCCTTTTTTCGAGATAAAAGATGAAAGTTCTTGAATAATCTCGAAATCCTCAATAAGTAGTTTGTCCTGCTCAATCATCTCCTTGAGCATGGTGCAGCCGACTTTCTTTACTTTTGGACTCATACGCACACCCTGTTGCGTTTGATAATTACCAAATCCACCATCCATCACCTGTCCCTTTCGTCCACGGACAGAGGTGACGAGTAAATTTTCATATTCCATCTCGTTGTGCATAATATCAACAATCTCCTGACCCAGATCATTTACTTCGGTTAGAATGTAGGCATCGTTGTATCGCTTGCCCATCGCGTAAATGAGGTTTGGCAAAAGATATGGTGAAAGTTCATTATTTTTATATTGGGCTACGACTTTGTAGGGGGCGGCAGTAACATCAACAATCGTGACGGCATGATAATCTAAATCTTTACCGCGTGAAACGTCAACACCCATGAAATATATGTGTTCAGGTTCAGGCTCATGGTAGACCTTCAAGCCGTCCTCACGCTCTTGGATTGGACGAGTGTAGTGAAGCGATTTCAACTTTGAAGGGGCTATGAGCGTGTTTACGGAGCCAAGGAAGTCACATTCAAACTCTTGCCGAAACTGCTGAGGAGATGTGTTCCGAATCGTCTGTTTTTTCCACTTATCATCACGACCCGGAACGTCTGACCAGTGAACTTCAATCGGAGTATAGGAGTTTTGACCGTCTTCGGCATCCTTCCAAAGTTTATAAAACATATTCAAACCTTTGGGAGTGCTGACGATCAGAACCTTTGTGCTTTGACCGGCTGAGA